CTCAAACTCACTGACCATCACTCACCCCTTCACTGACAGGCAGCGTCAAGTACTCCATGCCAGAATCGGGATCCGGCAAGACACCCTCAATGTTGTAAGCCTTACCCTTATGAACGACGCGCATCGTCGCATTAATGTTTTCACGGTATCGGATCGTGATCCGTGCAACCACCTTGGTGTGATTCACACCAGCCGCGATAAAGTCACGCGCGGATAACGCCACAACCTCCGCCCACGGCTTCGCAATTTCAACCCATTGCTCGGTGACCACATCACCAGTGACAGGGTCCCGTGTAGTTTGACGTTCCTGCAGGCTTACCTTGTGACGTAATTTCCCGGCTCTCATCGCGGTGACCCATCCATATATGTGCCTGGAACAACGTCATCAGCATCGTCGTCAGCCAGTGCTGCTATCAGGGCTTCCACGCTGTTCGTCAATCGGTGCATCGCTTCGGTTTGTGCGTCGAGCTTTTTTAGCAGGCTTTCTTGAAACAGTTGATTTGGCTCTTTCATAAGCAACTTTCGTCCATTTTCGTAGCCATTCACGCCTGGCTCGACAAGATAAACAAGACATCAGACCCCCAGTCCTTTACGGTATGGAAACAGCAGAGACGCCGTAGACATGGGAACCTCTGAAACGGACACCCCGACTACGACGCTTTCCCGGTTTTCGTATAGATGACCTGCTAGGGCCAGAATCCCCACGCGCATCAGATCAGTAATGACAATAGGATGCTCGCCTGCCTCCCCCTTTTCTACAGCAGTATCTAAGGACTCTTGATCCGCATATATATTGCGGTTCATATACTCAATAGCCCACAACTCTGCTGCACGGATATACGCATCTATTGGCTCGCCTTTCTCAACGCGCAGGTGCTCACGGGCAAGATCATCGTCAATTAAAGGGGTCATACAGCCCCCTTACAAAGAACGCTTCGTCTTGCTACCACCAGCCTTACTGGAGTTTGCACTCACGGGCACTAACTCAGCTTGAGCTGGATCTGCAACGGCCTCATCCTCTTTGGTCGCAGCATCGGCATTCACCACATCCGGATTCTGTTCCAACGTTCCAGACACGTCGCCCAGCTCAGCATCCAAGCCCCGTGCTTGATGACTGCCACCTACAGGATTATCAGCGGCAGTTAGCACCGGCTGCCCACCCTCGTTCGTAGCAGCACCAGGATCCGCCACGACCTGACCCTGATCCAATGCATCAGAGGTAGCGTCCCCCTCTGTATCCGAGCCGGCTACTTTCTGGCTTTCACCGTCAAAGCCATCAGTGGCAATCGATGTCACCAGCGGCGCACTCAACTCAACGTCACCTACCAACGAAACCAGTCCTTTTGCTTCCAGTAATCCACCAGCGCGATCTGAGACTTCAAATTCATCCCCCACCTTTCTGGATCCGCCATGGAAAAACGAGGCAATGGCTTTTACCTTCATGTCGATCTCCCAATACCAGAGGCGGCACCTATAAGATGCCGCCTCTGGCTTTATCAGCCTCCGGCGCCAGCGCCGGCATCCAGACCAGTGAAATTACCTTTCACAAACGCTTGTGGCCGGAACACTGTCACCGTCGATTGTTTCTCGCACAAGATCGTCACCATATTTTTGACAAAGTTGTCACGGTCCTGGTTGGACACAGTGATATTGGCCTCCTCACCATCCCAACCTTGGGCCCCCAACTTGAATGCACCTGTCAGAAACTGATTCAGGTCCATAGCAGGTGTCGCAACTACCGGACGACTCCACAGGCCTGGAACGGCCAATCCACGTGGCGTGGCGAAAAGATATTGTTTGTCATCGGTCTTCGTCAGCTCGATTGACGTCCAGTCAATTGGATTCAACACAATCCCATCGGCCTCATACTCGGCCAAAGTGACCTGCAGCATGGCAATACGCAGACGATCCAAGCGTGTCTCACCCTGAACCACTACACCCGGATTAGCGTAAGCAATGGCTTGCGTCAGGATGCCGTTCATATTCAGGCCCACGCCTGAGCCCTTCAGAATCTGCAGCTCTTCTTTCAGATCCAAGCCATACATGAGGCGGCCATTGATATACGTTTCCAATTGGCGAGCGTTACGCAGCACCTGTTTAGAAGCGCGAATGTGGTGTGCAATAGTGGCCACCTTTTCCGAATCAAGTTCAAACTTGATATCGGACTCGGGTTTCGGGTCGGTCGGGTTTTCCGCCACCACATCTGCGTTGTTGGTAAATAGAGTTTCACGAACAAACTCCACGCTACTGGAATCAGTCGGCCCCCAAGTGAGCAAATCACGAATAAACAGCCGCTGATTTGGCGTGGCCACAATACCTGGCACACGTGTTGGCTGGATCAGAGCTCCCGCAGAGTCATCCTCACGCGTGATGGCAGCCTTAACTGTAAAGCTGCCTTGCATGCTTGGATTGAAGCTCTTGAGCTCAGTCGATTCTGCAACGACCTGCCCAACGCTTTTCGCTTTAACAGGGACACCGCCCCCCTGCTCCAGCTTGGCGATCACTTGCATCGCAGCACGAAGGTCTGCCTGCAACTCCCCTTGTTGGGCCAAAAGCTCGTCAACTTGAGCCTTGGATGCTTCGGATAGTTGCTGATGCGCGCGAATATCTTTATCCGCCTTCTCGGCATGCGCCTTCAGTTGGTCATTGACCTTAACCAGGCTGGCGTTGATCGCCTTGATGTCATCATCAATTTGAGCCATGAATTTACCTTTATCAAATAATTAGAGTGAGAGATTCGGCCAATGCAGCCGAGCTACTTAAATCAGCCGATTCGCTCAGGCCGTGTCCGGTGGCATCGCGCCCACCGCCGCCAGCCGAATCACTCAGGCTGGACTTGAAATCATGAATAAGGCGCTGGGCCTCGCTTCGTGGTAGGCCGGAGGCCCGCATAGCGGCTTCGATACGGCGGACGGCACTGGCTTGAGCCCCACCCTCACCTTTGCCCACTCGGTCAGCAGCCAACAGTTCATCTGCGTAGCCTTGCTCAATAGCCTGTGCGCCACCGAACCAAGTTTCCCCATCCATTTGACGGCATACATCAGCAATGTCCTGACCGGTACGCGTGGCATAAATGTCAGCCATCGCCGCATCGAATGGTTCCATCCAATCAGCAATGTCACGTAGGTCATGGCGATTCCCCTGAGCAATCAACCAGCCGTTGTGAATCATAAAAAAACCAGCCCGAGCAATCTGGATAGTGTCGCCAGCCATGGCAATGACTGAAGCCGAAGACGCCGCCAATCCCAATACCTTGACGGTGATATGCCCCTGGTGCTCACGCAGGACGTTATAGATAGCCAGGCCTTCAAATAAATCACCTCCTGGGCTATTGATATAGACCGTCACTGGTCCATCTCCCATAGAGCGCAGAGCCGCTGCAATCCGTTTTGCAGTTACGCCCTCCCCGGTCCACCAGTCATAGCCGATCACGTCATAGATGCCGATAGTCCGTTCTTCCTGCTCATCTACGGCTGCCCGAACCCCAGCATCCCACCGATCAAGTGCGCGGGGTGA